TAATACAAGGTGACGGCTACTTTTATCAAGGTGGCTCTAGCTACTTTTCAACGTATTACCGGGCCATCCGTCAGGATGCCTGGCACGCGATCTCTTCCGGTGCTCGCGGTATTATTCACGGTTCCGAGTCAATCTGGCAATGGACATCCTCATCATTGTCTGACTCGGCTACTGACTGGTATTACGCTAATAACGCTGGCGTAATCAGGTCGGTAATGGAAGGTCTTACTAACTGGCATCTTCTAGAGCCTGACTCTAGTTCTGTGCTGGTGACTTCCGGCCGTGGCACGCACGCTAGTACGCTCACCTCCGGTGGCGGTGGCGGTCAGTACGAGCCCGCTTTTACTGACGATTACGTTACGGCTAGCCGCGTATCTGATGGGTCATTGGCTGTTATCTATCTGAGTCAAGGTACGACGATAGGTATTGATGAGACTCAGATGGGTGCTGGGTACACAGCTACTTGGGTAGACCCGGTTAGCGGCGCGACTAGCTCAGCTACACCCGGATCGTCGTATGACTCATCGGCTAATGGTAATAACTCGGCTGGTGATCCTGACTGGGTTCTGATACTGCAAAGCTCGTCTGTATCGGCTACGGCTACGCCGTCTGTTATTGCGGCTACGGCGAGTGTGCCTAACCCGGATGTCATCACTTCGGCAATAGTTACGCCGAGCGTTATTGCGGCGAGCGCGTCGGTACCTACGCCGACTGTCAGCCGGTCTGCCTTGGCAACGCCTTCGGTGGTCTCGGGCGGTGTGTCGATTCCGACGCCGACCCCCTATGGTGGGGCGGTAGCAACCCCTTCGGTTATCACCGCTACGGCTGGATTCGCTACTACTAATGTCAGTAATTCGGGTCTGGCAACGCCTTCGGTAATCTCGGGTGGGTCATCCATCCCGACGCCTGGAATCATCACTAATACAGTGGTTGCGCCAAGTGTTATCAACGCTGATGTGTCGGTACCCAACCCGGCCGTTACGCGAAGCGCTACCGCTACTCCTGGCGTCGTCAGTGCGACCACATCAATACCGACCCTGACCGTAACCCGGTCAGCGCTGGTAACCGTGAGCGTGGTACCGGCTACAGCGTCCATTACTGCGCCGTCTGTCTCGGCTGGCGGCAACCAGAATGTAAACGCTTCGGTCATCCACGCGAGCACGAGCATACCGACTCCGGCTGTTACAGCGGTAAGGAATGCAACGGCAACGCCAAGCGTCGTCAGTGCGGTTGCGTCGATTCCGACGCCTGCTGTCCGCACGTCTGCCAGGGTTACACCGAGTGTTCTTAGCTCGGTTGCGTCAATCCCGACGCCGACGCCTAGCGCGTCGTCTGAGCCCGCTCCGAGCGTGGTTGGTGCGGTTGCCTCAGTACCCGCTACAGCGGCTCACGCTGGCGCTGTGGCGTCTCCTGACGTTCTGCCGGGTGTTACCTCTATCCCGACGCCGACTGTCCTAGGAGGCGGCTCACCTCGCCCGGTTGTTATCTCGGCTGTTACGAGCATCCCAACGCCTACGGTCACGGCGAGCGCGGGCGCTACGGCTACTCCTGGCGTAGTGCAGGCGGTCAGCTCGGTACCTACCCCGGCTGCATCGGTCAGCGTATCGATTCACCCGAGCACGGTTAACGCGGTCAGTTCGGTGCCAACGGTGACGCTGAGCACTGCCGCGCGGGTCCTGGCGGCCACGGTCGAGGCAATAGCCCGGCTGGTAACGCCGTCTGTAGCACGGCAATTTTCGTTTGGCCGTGCATCGGTCACGAGCGGTACGACCGATAGTACATCTGTTTCCACATCATCGACAGACCGCTCTACGGTATCTGACGGTGAGACAGCACACAGCAATGTTTCGAGTCTTTAGGGAGATAAGCGCATGTCATATGAGGTAGGCACGCCTTATAGGAGCAAGCTGAGTGTTGCAGATGAGAATGGTAGTCCTGAGAGTGCGGCTAGTGCTGTCCTGACGGTAACCCTGCCGGATGGCACTACCGCAAATCCCTCAGTTACCGATGATTCAACGGGTGAGTATCACGCCGATTACGTTTTTACCCAGGAGGGTTTGCATAAATTCACTTGGGTTACTACGTCCCCTGCTACGACTCAAACCGATTATCAGAATGCTGTTATCTTCCGGTCAGTCATCGGCTTGACCGAAGCTAAGAATTTCGTCAATTTCGGCACTAGCCCTAACGAAGACATACTACGCCTGATTATGGGCGCGGCTACTGAGCTAGTGGAAAACATTGTCGGATCTTGCGTCCAAAGGCAACTGACTAACATACGAATTCCGGGTAGCAGTAAGGTTGCTATCAGGCTTCCGGGTGCTCCCGTTCCGACAGATTCGTCTGTTACCAGTATTGCTTCTATCTATCCTGGCGGTCCCTCATGGACGGCTAGTGATCTTATCGTTTCGCCAGAGTCGGGCGTAGTCCAGTTGGCGGGTCTTATCCCGTTCTGGTTCGGTCCTTGGAAAGCGACGTACACCGTTGGCCGCCTGGTTATCCCCCAGTCGGTACAGCTAGCGGTCAAGGAAATCATTTATGACATGTGGTCAACTCAGCGGCCTTATGGTGCAGACGAACTAGAGCCGGGGCCTGAGGCTACCGCGAGGTTTGAGCAGATGGTAGCGAGCTACACGATTCCGCCTCACGCGTTGTCTCTGCTAGGTACTCAAGAGATACCAGGGTTCGCGTAATGGATGTCACGAGCATTGATGACCTGATTGTGGCTATCGTCGCTTCGGTTGATGCTGCGGTTGCTTACCCAGTCTATGACGGACCGCCTACGAGCCTTCCAGCTCGCACGGTTACACAGTTCGTAGCGATAGGCGCTGACAACCTAGACAACTTGGGTAATGGCGAGATTGACCCTCCCGCCGAAGCGGCAACCATGACGCAGGAATGGAAGGGTCTAGGCCAGAAAGCCCGGTACGAAACAGCCTCAATTCATTGTGTAGCTGTTGGGAGGGCTGACACGGTTGCTAACGCTCGCGCGCTAGCCAAAGCAGTAATTACGGACGTGGGCGGGAGCATTGGAATTCACCCTACTAACACGTCTTACAACGCTCTGATTTCCGATGTGACGGCGGTTAAGTCTAAGCCTACATCTGGCGGTGCGTATGTTCACATTCTATTCACCATATCCGCTAACGCGCGACTCACTTAGTAAAGGCTAAAGAATGCTAAAGCGTTACATTGGATCACAACCGGAAGTGGCCGTAATGATTCGCGGTACTTCTTTCGGTGCGGTCAAGACTGGTGAAGCTATCCCGATCCCTGACGACATCGCTAATAGCGTGGCGTGGCCGGAAGCAAACTGGGAAGACGTTACAGACGGCTCTACGCCTAATCCTAATTCCGGTACTGAGACTGAAACCACTAATGAAACTGAGGCTAGCTAATGTCTACTGGCGCAGGTCTTGACGCACAGCTAGGTACCAAAACCGAAGTTACGGTAGGTACTGCTGTTACTGCGGATCACTTTCACGTATTCGACTCTGCCGACCTGACTTTCGTACCGTCGTACCTTGAAGGCCAGGGACTTCGGGCCGGAAAGCAATTTAAGTCGGTTAGCCAGGCAGGTATTGCCCGTAAGATGGCTAGCGGCAAGATTGAGCTTCCCCTTATGTATAAGGGCATGTCTTGGTGGATGCAGCATCTATTCGGCGCTACTGGCACGCTTGCAACGGTGAGCGGTGGCACTGACGCTTACGAGGGCTATTTCACCCCGGCCGGTTTGCGCGGGAAGTCTTTCACTACCCAGATTGGCAAGCCCGATCCGAGTACCGGAACGGTTGAGGCATTCAACTATAACGGCTGTAAAATCACTGACTGGGATCTGGCGTTTGCGGATAACGCTAACACGCTTCTTACGGTCACAGTGGACGCGTGGAATGAGGTTCTAGGTACCCCTTCACTGGCGTCCGCGACGTACGCCACGGATAACAAGCTTTTCAATTTCTCGGATGTCACGACCTTTACCCTTGGCGGTACGCCTAGCACTACTACCGGCGTTACCTCTATCGACTCAGGGGTCGATGTCGTGTCTGTGGTCAGCTCGCTTACCCTGACCGGTAAGAACACGCTTGCTACTACCCGGTTCGGTCTCGGTAATGCGGGTGTTAAGAAGGAGCAGTACGAAGAGGATTTCACCGCTATTACCGGTACTTTCAGCGCTGAATATCACGAGGCTGAATTCCAGTCTGAATTCCGCGCGGGCACTACTACCGCGCTGCAAATCGACTCGGTTAGCACTGACTTTATCGAGGACACTACGCCATACCTGTTTAGTGTCATCATCCCGACTGTGAAGATAACCAAGGCTGCCGCTACTGTTTCCGGCCCTGGCCTGGTCACGGTTGCGGGTGAATTTGTGGTGTACGACCCTGACGACGGCTCTAACCCGCCGATTCAGATTCACATTGTCAGCACTGACACTACGCTTTAAACCCCTTAGTCAATTTGTAGCCAACTAGGAAAGAGCTACGTTATGCCCATTGTCAAAATCAATAAATGTATTAACTGCAATGTTAAGCACGAATGGCTGTTTGAGTCGATGACGCTTCGCGAGCTGCGGACCATCAAGAAGGTTACCGGTATGACGCAGGCTGAGTTTAGCGCTGCTGGTGACAACGACGATCCTGAGGCTTTGGCGGCTCTGCTTTACGTGCTGCATCTTCGCGACAAGATCAAGGTTCCTTTCGAGGATATCGACCTTGATTTTGCTGATTTTGATATGGAGCTTACCGAGCAGGAAAAGAAGACTGTTGCTGAGGCGGAAGCGGCTAAGAAATTGGAGCGTAGTCCAGGCCCAAAAAAGAGCAAGAGTGGCCCGAGCGAAAAGGCGGCCTAGAGGCGCAAGTACGTAGTTATATGGCTGATTTCTGGGAAACCTACGGGGTTAACGCGCTGCAAATCTGGGATCTTCCGGCTAATGAGTTTTTCCCTATGACTCAGCATATCGATCAAATACGCAGAGATGCCAGTAAGAGGCCCAATGGATAGGAAGCTTCAAAAGCGCATAGTGGACGGGTGCCAGCGAACGGCGAGTGTTGCCCGTGACCTGGCATCTGCATTTTCGGACAAGATACCGGCCGCTATCAAGGTGTACTCAAATTCTAAGGGCGTTAGCGTCGTTTCTGAGGGCACCATTGCCCGAAGCGGACGGCCTAATGAGTTTGGCCTTAGGCATCCTGTTTTCGGTGATCGCGAGGTTTGGGCTAGGACACCTCATCGGCCCTACATGGAAGTGGCCGAAGCTCGCACACTCGATTATGTGGCCGAAGCGGCGGCCGGGTATCTGGATGACCTTATAAAAGACTCGGGAATCTAAAGAAGGGTAATGCTATGGCTAGCACGACTCGTAGCGTTATCCTCCGGTTCCTGAGTCAAGGTGATCAGTCGGTAAGCACGACTCTTAACAAGATTCAAGGCCAGAAAGACAAGCTCGCTAGCACTGACGTTAACCTGGTCATCAAGGCCGATGACAAAGACGCTCTGGCGAAGCTTGACGAAACTCTTAAGAAAGCGCAGGAAACCGGGGCACGTAAGGTCAACATCAAGATTGGTGCTGACGCCAAGGATGCTGACGCAACTTTGGCCGCTGTACGGGCTAAGGCCGATGAGCTTGGCCTTAAAAAGGTCAACATCAAGGTATCAACAGACGGTACGGGTAAGAGCGTTATTGCCTTGTCCGCGCTAGCTACCGAAGTTGCGGCCCTCAATAAAGAGGGCAATAACACGCCTGGGATTCTCAAGTCTATCGGAAGCTCTGCCGCTAACGCGGCTAACGGCTTGACTCAGATGATTCCTGGTATCAGCGCATTGGTACCGGAGAGCGGCGCTGGTGGCCTGTTTGCCCTGCCGGTTATTGCGGTCGGCGTGGGGGCACTCGTTACCGAGCTGTCCGGTCTGATATCGGGTCTTGCTGTTGCTGGCGCTGGCGCTGGCGCTTTCGGATTGCTGGCGCTCCCGGCGATTAAGAACATATCAACGGCAATGACTCAGGTCAACGCGGATCAGCAAGCGTATGACAGGGCGCTTACGAAAACCGCTAAGAACACTGCTCTACAGCATCTTAAGAATGATTATGCTGGCCTTGACCCCGCTGAGCGTGGCGCTATAACAGGTATCAATAACCTGCGTACCACCTATGACAAAATGGCCGCTGCTTTCCAGCCTGACGTATTCAAGGTGTTCAATGCTGGCCTAGGCGTCGTTAACAAACTACTGCCAACGGTTACCCCGTTTGCCGCGACCTTTTCGGACGCAATTACTGGTCTGCTTAACAGGCTTTCCGGGTTTACTGGCTCTAAGGGTTTCTCGGATTGGCTCGGGCAGTTTCATGCGCTGGAAGGACCGTCTATTACTGCGCTTGGTGACGGTCTGGGTAAGCTGACTATCTCGCTCGGCAAGCTCTTGACGGTCATGTCAGCAAAAGACGTTGTCAACACTATCAATATCGCTTTCTCGATTCTGTCGGGCACTATTACAGGGCTTATCGGCATCGTCAAGGTGAGCATGGCGACGTGGGACGGGTTCACCGCATCACTAGCCTGGATTCAGAAAACATCGGTTTCAGTATGGAACACTGTTTATGAGTCGGTGGCGGGAGCGCTCGGCAAAGCTAAGAGCTGGATTACTGGCACTTGGAGTAGTGTAACAAATGACATCACCGCACCCGTGGGAAAATCTGTATCTTTCTTTCAGCGGATTTACGCGGATATCGTAGCGCCATTCGAAAAGCTTAAGGGCTGGATTACCGGTAACTTTGATACATGGTGGGCTACTAACGGCAAGGCCGTAGAGCAAGTCTGGTCTAACATCTGGGCTGTTATCACCACTACTGTCAAGGATGCTTTCGTAGTAGTGGCTGCGGTTGTCGGAGTGGCTTTGAGAATTCTTGAAGTTACTTTTGACAACACTGTTGGCGTTCTCAAGGTCGTATGGAATGCGGCTTGGGGCGTTATGGCGATTGGTGTTAAGGCTGCGCTAGCGCTCGTACTCGTAGTCTGGAATGCGGCGGTATCCTGGTTTAGCGTTTCCATTAAAACTGCTTTCGCAATCGTAGGCAGTGTTATCAAGATTGCGCTAGACATCATCGTAGCAGTTTTCAAAATCGCATGGGATGTCATTGTCGGCGTTTTCACTATCGCTATCAGCCTGCTTACGGGCCATTGGTCTAACGCATGGCACGCGATGGAAAACCTGTTTAAGCAAGTGGTCAATGCGGTATGGGCTGAGATTCAGCAAACCTTTAATAACATCTGGGATATCGTTTCCAAGGTTATGAGCGATATTGGCCGCACGGCTGTAATAGCCTGGAATGCGGTTGGTAACGCGCTTAAGGTGGTTTGGAATAATGTTCTTAAGCCTACACTCTCACTGCTTATCAACACGTTCCTTAACATCGTGGGAGCGATTATTGACGGCGCGGCTCGTGCATTCGGCTGGATTCCAGGTATCGGCGGAAAGCTTCGGGAAGCGGCTAAGGCATTCGACACCTTCCGCAATAACGTTAACAACTCGCTTAACGGGATCAACAACAAGTCGGTTAGCGTCAGTGTCAGCTTTGCTCCTACCCCGAGCGGTCAGCAAGACGCATCTAAGTACACGCATCTTGCGGCGGGTGGCTCTGTGCGCGGCGCTGGCGGTCCTACGGCCGACAAGATCCCTGCCATGCTCTCCAACGGTGAGTACGTCCACCGTGCGTCCAGTGTGGCTAAGTACGGCGTACCGGCGATGAATGCCGTTAACCAGGGTAAGGCAGTTATTGCCTACGCGAACGGTGGCCCGGTTGGCTTCCAGGGTTTCGCAGGCGGTGGCGGCGTTAGTGTAAACCCGAGCACGCCTAACGCAGCGTCTATCAACAGCGCTACCCTAGGCGCGATTCAGAAACTAGCTAATTCCAATGCATCATCCCTGTTTAGCTCAGTGGCGGCTAGTGGCGGCTCGGGTAGCGGGTCTAATCCGGGTGGCGGTGCGGCTCAGTGGGCTTCGCTAGTGCTGCAAGTTCTGGGCATGTACGGGCTATCCGCTAGCTGGCTGCCTAACGTGCTGCGGCAGATTAACACTGAGTCGGGCGGTAATCCTAACGCTATTAACCTGTGGGACTCTAACGCGGCGGCTGGTGATCCCTCTCGCGGTCTTATGCAGACCATTATGAGTACGTTCCTATCTTATGCGGGACCGTTTGCGGGACGCGGGATTTATGACCCGTTTGCCAACATTTACGCGGCTATCGGGTACACGCTTTCCCGCTATGGTTCGCTGTCTGTCCTAGGCAACGGTCACGGCTACGCAATGGGCACGGATAACGCTAGCAAGGGCTGGCACATGGTAGGTGAGCAAGGTCCCGAGCTGGTGCGCTTCCGGGGCGGCGAATCGGTAACCCCGAATAGCAAACTAGGCGGTAACACGTACCACCTGACTATCAACGTTCCGCCTACCGCTCAACCGGCCGAGGTCGGCAGGGAAGTGGTCGGAGCTATTAAGGCATTCGAGAAACGATCCGGGGCAGGGTGGCGGAATTAATGGCACTTGATGACGACGGCCTTTTTCAATGGCCGGAGATTATCGTAGAGGCTGGCCTGGTCACGGCTAACCCTACGCAGCTTGTTACGTCACTTGTCTTGGATGATGCTACAGACGGAAAGCTCAATACGGGTACGCTGGGTGTTGGCGTATCGTGGACGAACATTACCGAATGGGTAAGAACGTTTACGGTAAACCGCCCGGCTACCCGTGAGCAAGGCCCGTTGTGGAATTTTCAGGCGGGCACGCTCAGCATGTCCCTTGACAATTCGGATGGCAGATTTGACCCGGATAACCTGAGTAGTCCTTACGTAATTGACGGTGTAAGCCAGATTGACGTAATGGTGCCCATCAGGATCAGAGCCAATTTTAACAATGTAGCATACAACGTTTTTTACGGTTACGCTGACGGCTGGATTCCCGATGACGTGACTTTCAGCGGTGATTACGCGACTTTGACGCTTACCGCAACCGACGCCTTTAAGGTCCTGGCGGGCCTGATCCTGGTCACTATCGTTACCGAGGGTCTAGGCGATGATACGGGCGCGAGGGTATCAGATATCCTCTCCCGCGTCGGCTGGTACACCTCTGCGGAGTTTTCCAAGATAGATACAGGTAACTCGGTTCTGCAAGGTACAACGCTAGGTTCTGACGCACTCTCGCTCATACAGAACGCTGTAGATAGCGAGATTGGCCGTGTGTACGTGGATGAGTCCGGGGCTGTTGTGTTCCGTAACCGGCACTCGCTCTTGCTTGACGAAACCTCTAACAGCGTGCAAGCGGTATTCGGTGACTCTGCCGGTACGTCACATAGCGCGGGTACCGAGCTGATCTGTGCGGTTGTCGGCCGGGCGCTGGACGATACGACATTGGCTAACGATATCCAGGCCACGCGTACCGGTGGCACGCTGCAAGAGGTACAGGATACCGCGAGTGTCGCTAAGTATCTGTTCCCGCGTACTTTCAGCAAATCGGATCTTGCGCTTGAGAATGACTCGGATGCTTTGCACTGGGCTCAATGGGTTCTTTACATAAGTAAGCAGGGTGAGAACCGGTTTGGTGCTGTCACGGTAGATCCGCTGGCTGATACCGCGAATCTCTGGCCGCAAGTGCTCGGGCGTAAATTCGGTGATCGTATTCAGGCTTGGATTACTCCCGCTAACGTGACAGACCGAGTTGGTAAGGATTGTTTCATTACTGGCATAACTCACACGGTTGATTGCACTCAGTTTACGTGGTCTACCCAATGGATTTTGCAGAGTGCGGATAAGTACGGAAGCTTTCTGGTACTGGATAACACGACACTTGGCCAGCTTGACGAAAACGCTCTCGCGTTCTAAGGAGATTTGATTAATGGCTGTACCTACTTGGATATCTGGTCAGGTTCTAACGGCTGATGATGTCAATAACTGGTTTATTCCGATGATCGCGGTTAAGGACGCTGACGAAAGCGTTACCAGTTCTACTACTGTCCAGAATGATGATGAGCTGGTTATCACCAACCTGCCGATTAACACTACGTTCCTGTTCCAGTGCTTTCTGCTTTACCAGGGTGGCACAGGCGGCTCATCTGACCTTAAAATCACCTGGGCTGTTCCTACCGGTACATTCCTGCGTTATGCGGGTGCTTATGAGGGTGGTTCCGGTTCCGCTAACGTTGGCAGCGCTTTTGCCGCGTCCGACGTGCTGAGTTTGCGGACGCAGGGCTCAGGCGTTAAATGCGGCGCTACATTCTCAGGCACATTGTCTGTCGGTTCCACTACCGGGTCTGTTCAACTGGAATGGGCGCAGGTAACCTCTAGCGGTACCTCCACTACTGTTAACAAACAGTCGGTTATCATGCTACAGCGTATCTGGGATGCTGCGCTAGTCAGCTCGTAACCGGGGAGGTTTAGCTATGACTACGCTAGCTGATATTGCTACTGGCCAGCAATTCTTGTTTGTATGCAAGGCTGGGACCATAGATGACACGGGTATTGCGCTAGAGCTGTACGGGCCTAGTAACGTGCTGGCGGCGTCTGCACAGATCAACCCTGATGGGACTATGACGGGTCAGCTTATGGCTACTCCCGCTACGATTCCCGTATCAGTAATCACAGGGTTTATCCCTTTCACGGTTGGTGATGTGCTGCAAAAGGATGCCAGCGGGGAAACAATGGTATGCCGCTGGTCAAATATTGCAGCCAATGGCGTAACTACCTGGTCTGCATCCACGGGTCATGAAGTGATTTACAGTTCTGATGGCTGGTCGATCATAGGACACATTGACTTGTAACCCACCTAGCCTGAGGACTTTTAATGACGGTAACCGTACTGGGAATTATCATAATCCCTATTGTACTAGCTTTGATAGGTGCCATTCTGGCTTCTATCAAGGGGATCATTGCTTTCACCCGCTACATGGTCCGAGCGGAGAGCGCGCAAATCTCTATCGAAAAGTCGTATGAGCTTGTGAACCATAAACTAGATCAGATCGCTAAGATGGCTGAGCGAATTGATCAGCATTTGGACAACCATGAGGTACGTCTCTCGATGGTAGAGGCAGAGTTGCACGGGCACGGTAACGCTAATAATGGGCTCAGGCCCCAGTAAAGGTGTCTAAGATGGATGAGGATAATACGGAAAAGGTTCTTAAACATCCGAAACGGGCTGCGTGGGTAGCGTCTTTTGTAGTGGTCTTTTTTGCGCTGTCTGTGGTGACTGCCGTACTCGGATCGTATTACTGGACTACTCACTCTGCTGAACGTTACCGTCAGCTCGTTCAATCGGTGCAGCTCCAATCGGCTGAAAATAACTGTGCGGGTCTTAAAAAGCTTGCCGAGCTTAATTTCGGCAACCCGGCTGTGTCGGCAGAACTAGGCGAGCTGTACAACAACCAGATCGTCACAGTGGGCGGGACTTTGCATCTGTGCTCAGAGCTGAAAGGTAGTCTTAATGGGTAAACTGTTTGCGCTGCTAGCTGGAATCTGGCAGCTCGCCGCTAAGTATCCTGCGATGACGGCGGGTGTATCTAACGTCGTTATCATCGCTGGTGCCACGGTTGGATTGCATCTGACTACTGCCGAGCTGGCTAGTATTGCCAGCGCGGTTGCCGCTGTTTTCGCGGTCCTGGTACACGCTGGCGTCATCCCGGTTACCAAGGTCTCTAACGTCAAGGCTGGCGTTAAGCCGACCGTCCCGAGCGCGGTTGAGGTTGGCGAGCCGCTGAGTGCGACT